CATTTCGTGAATCAATTAACATAAAAGAAAAATAAAATAAAATGGCAACAACAAGTGTATTTAACGGAACTTCATTAGTAGTTCTAATTGGAACTGAAGTAATAGGTTTCGCTACTTCATGTTCTTTAAGTTTGGCTATCGATGCTCCAGACGCATCTACAAAACAAAGCTTAGGATGGGCTGATGAAATTGGTGGGCAAAGGTCTTGGTCTTTAACAACTGATGGTTTAGCTACAGTAGTTCCAGGAACAGTTGCTACTTATGTAACTACTGCTGAATTGAACGCTTTAGCAATCGCTAGAACTGCGGTTACAGTTAAGTTTACTACAGTAGATAACTCAACAGTTGGTGGTGTAACTCCAGTAACAGGTGATGTGATTTATTCAGGTTCAGCATTTATTGAGAGTGTAGATATGACTGCTGATATGGAGAATCCAGTTACTTACTCAGTTTCTTTCAAAGGAACAGGGCCATTAACTATCGCTACCAACGCATAGTAAAAACAAACCAAAAAAACCAAACATATGAGAGGACAATTTGAATTAACTCTTTCCGATGGAAAGAAGATACCGATGCGTTTTTGTACTTGGAGTCTTAAAAGATTCTGTCAATTACAAGGGATAGGGCCTTCTGACATAGGAGAAGCTTTAAGTGGTAAAGATACACTTGATGCTATTGTTAACTTACTGAAATCGGCTGCTGAATATCCATTATATTCTCAAGGAATCACTCCAACCTTTACTGAAATGGAAGTGTGTGATTGGATAGATGATATTGGTGGAATGGGAGGTAAAAAGTTCCAAGAAATAATGTCAGCACTTTCGCAAAGTATGAATAGCGGTATAGAAGATAAGCCAACAAAGTCAACTAAAAAGGATGGAGTAAAAAAAAATTAGAGTGGATTGACATAGAAAGATATACAATGGGGGAGTGCAAAGTGCTTCCCCATTTGTTTTGGGAGATGACCATGGCTGAATTAGATTTTGTGTGGTACGGATATAGACACGAGGAAGAGCAAAAGTGGATTAGAACTAGATGGCAAACAACACTACTAATTAATATTCAGCTACCTAAGGGTAAGAAGGTTAAACCACAAGAGCTTATTGAATTAGACTGCGATACTCGTAACTTTGTGAAGCAAAGAGTGATGACAGAAGAAGAGCTTAAACAAGTTTTAAATAAATACAAAATCGTTAAACCGATAAAATAATGGCAGATAATCAAATAGTTAAGGTAGTCTTTGACTTTGATCTAGGTAATGTTCCTGCATCAACAAAAGCTTTTACTAAATACATGGAAAGTGTAGGTCTTGCCATAAAGCCTACAAAAGCTAGTGCAGATGCTCTTGCTGCAAGTTATAATCAATTAGCTATTGCTCAAACTAAAGCAGGTAATAGTGCTGCTGCCGCAGGTAATCAAATTAAAAAATCTAATATGCAATGGACAAACCTTGCATTAGTATTACAAGATTTGCCTTACGGATTTAGAGGTATTCAAAATAACCTACCTGCTCTTATGGGTGGATTCGCAGGATTGACAGGGCCTATTTATTTAGCTGGTTCTGCACTTATTGCCTTTTTTACTGCTTGGGATAATGGAATGATTAAGTTTGGTAATACAGTAAAATTAGCAACCGATTTTTCCAAAGAAGCAGCTACTGCATATTCTAATGAAACTATACAATTAGAATCTTTATACAGGGTTACTACAGATGCTAATGTATCAATGGACGAAAGGCTAATAGCAGCACAGGCATTAAAAAAAGAATACCCAGGATTACTAGGCTTATATTCAGATGAAGATATAGCACTAGGGAAGGCAGATAAATCTTATCAAGATTTAACAAAAACCATATGGGAGTATGCTCAAGTAAAAGCTGCTGAAAAAACATTAGAGGAACTTGCTATTAAGCAAAATGATTTAACTGTAAAGAAAAATAAAGCCTTAGCTACTCAAAAAGAGAGAGAGGCAAATTTATTTAAAGAGGTCAAAAGTCTTACTTTAGATCAAATGACCTTTACGCAAAGGTTTGTGAAAATGCTTGATGACCTTCCAAAAGGGCCATTAATGATGGTTCGTGCTTATGAGTCACTTGACAGAGGCAAACAAAATTTAATAGGGCTAGAAGAAGAACAAAAATCATTAAATGACGAAACAAAAATATTTAAAAATATTATTGATGATAATATTACAGCTATAGAAAAATTAAATGGCTATACTGAAGATGGGGAAACAGGTAAAAAAGTTAAAAATACTTATTTATTAGATTCATTAAAAGCAAAACAACAAGCTTACAAAGACGATATTTATTTATTTAGAACCTATGGGCTTCTTATAATAAATGAAGAAGAAAAATTAGCGGTAGCTAGAGCCAAAGAAGATGGAACATATTTACAAAATAAAAAAGACATACACGATAGATATGAAGCAGATAGGCTAACTAATAATAATTTATTTGAAGAAAAGTTAAATACTATATTAGAATTAAATGCTAAAAAGAGAACCGCAATAGAGGAAAAGGAATTAGAAATACAAGCTAATAATAGACTAGATATAGCTCATGCCATTTTAGCTATTAATAAACAATTTGCAAAAGATGATGAAAAAATAAATAATGATATATTAAAAAGTGCTAAAAGAGTATATGAGCAACAATTAAATGACGCTAACGAGTATTATCAGAATAAATTAAATTTTGCTACTGGAGATTTAAAAGCCCAATTAGCTATATTAAAAGAAGAGCAATTAGCATATGATTTAATGTATGGGTTTAGATTAGTAGGAGATGATGATTATGCAAAAAAATCAGGTGAAATAACAAAATCTAAAATTCAAAAAGAAAAAGCACTAATAAAGGAATCTTTTGATTCATTAATGCAATTAGGTAATGGTATTATGTCTGCACTTGGGCCATCACTAGATATGCTTTTAAATAAAACTGCAAGTATTGGGGATGTATTAAAATCTGCTTTTAATGACTTATTAAAACAATTAATAAAAGTAACATTAGCTGCTGCGATAGCAGTTGCATTAATTGCTATTATATTCCCAGGAAAATTAGCAACCGCAGGTGGAGGAGCTAAATTATTTGGTGGATTATTTGGGCAGGGGATGGGATTAGGTAAGGATTTATTTGGATCAGGTACTCCTGCAGTTCCTGTCGTTCCTCCTGCTAAACCAACTGCGAATGGCGGTATATTTGGTGGCCCATCTTTTAGGCTTGTAGGAGAATACCCAGGAGCACAAAGCAATCCTGAAATCGTAGCTCCATTAGATAAGCTTAAAAACTTAATAGGGGGCAGTGGAGGCGGTACACTTGAAGCTAGAATAAGCGGAAATGATTTACTAATTTTGATGAACAAGGCTCAAAGAAACAATAACCTATCATTCTAATATGGCATTTACAACACCTAAATACGAATTAATATTTAATGATATATACCAACCACCTAGTGGTGTAGTGGATGCGTATAGAATTAGAATATATTTAGATGGATATACAGGAGATAAGTATCCATTATATGGAACTACAAGCCCAATAACAATAGAAACCATTAATGCAGATGGTGATTCTTATGTGCCTATTATAGCAACAAAGGCAACATTAAACATATACAACTCTCCTAACTTTGACATTCAAGAGTTTCTTAATGCAGATGACAATGACATAATGATAACTGTTGAGAATGGTACTGCTTCAGGTAGTGCATTTACTGCAACAAGTGTGATATGGAGAGGAACTTTTTTACCATCAGAAAGCATACAATTTAGCGTAGTTGACTTGGCTAGTTACTCTTTAGTGTTTGTAGATGGATTAGGTAAGCTAAAGCAAAGCAGATTATACTTTGATACTTTAAACCTATTTGGTTTTAGAGCAGGTGATAAGACATCTATTATAAAATATATATCAGGTGCTTTATCAAAATCAGACCTTTCGTTAGATATATGGGTTAATCAATTCTATCAAACTGCAAGTGTTGCTGGTAGAAATATAGAAAGTATGTCTATTAGGAACAATTACTTTTGTACTGAGCCTGGTACATACTTAACCTATTATGAAATATTAGAACAGTTATGTAGAAAATATGGGTGGGAATGCTACTATAAAGATGACCATTGGCACATAGAAAGCTATGGTTGTTTAACTAGGAACGCTACACCGTCTTATTTTGTATATAATAATGCAGGTAATTATCAGTCAACTTATACGACAACATATCCTGCATCTATACAGGTAGATGGCACAAACAATTTTAAGCAACTAAACAAATCTATGTTAATGGGATTAAATATCCCTAAAAACTCATTTAAGTTTATACATAGAATACAAAATGCCAAAAACATATTAAATGCTTATTTCCAATCTTGGTCAGGTGCTGAACCTGATGCTTTTTATGAATTTGGAACAATGACATATAGTAAGTTGAACCCAACGGCAGGTGGTGTATTAATTACATCATATACTACCAATATGCTAGATACTGCTGATTACTTAAGAAGCGAGAATGTAAAAGTAAAGGCTGGTGATATATTAAATATAGAATGGAATGATATTAATATTGCAGGTAATGAGAATAGGTATAAGATTATGCTTATTCCTGATGATGTGTCAAACCCATCATATTTTGTAAACGGAACTGCAACTTTTGTTGCAACAGATACTATGCTTTATAGGTTTTCTACTTATACTTCTACATGGAAAAATCAAACCACAGTTCCTGTTGATGGCACTTTAACATTGTTTATATATAATCCATATTATGCAGGTGGAGGCACTTTCCCATATCAAGAATTATTGTTTTTTAATATTGCACATTATGGCACATCATCTCAAGTAAACAACTTTGATTCTGTTCAATATTTATCTTATGTATTTAATAAATTTAATGCTCAAGATATGACATATGATATTGGCAATTATTTTACTAATAGTGCTCTTATAACTACCTTGAACAATTATCTTAATTATAATAATGATGATGCAGTAATGAGTTCGGTATATTTAGGAACAATGGTAGACGCTAATAATATTCATGTATTAGATGAATTTGGCAGACAAGCAAATAGTACTGTACCACTTTATCAATTAGTGGCAGAAGATGTTGGGGTGGATATGCTAAAAACACAATATACAATACTAGGTGAGTTTAAGTCTTTAGGATATTGGATAAATAGAAGGTTTGACTATAGTTTAGGAACAAGTTATAACTATCTATTAAAAGACTTTAAGTGGGATTTAAAACAAGCAATTCAGTCATCTTCTTTATTTAAGATTAACTACAACGCTGCTATACCATTTAATCCTAATTTTGGAACACCTACATTAAACTTAAAAAAATAATAAAATGGCATCTGCGATTAATGGAACAAATATAGTTTTATATGAATATGATAGCAACGCTATCTATTACTTTAATGGAGGTACTGCACAAGGCACTTTTGATAGTATTGTGTGTAAGGAATTAAGCAGAAGCCAAGTAGCAGGTACTTCAGTTGACTTTAATAAAACAGGAGCAGGTACAATAGCTTCGTTTATTACGGATGCTCTTGATCCTGGTGTAACAACCATACCAGCAGGTACTTGGACTTTTAGTGCTTATTATTCTATTCTAACTGCTTTTGCAGGTGCTCAAGTTCAGTATGAACTATATAAATATAATGGTAGTGTTGCGACCTTATTGTTTACATCGGCAGCAACCACTCTTACGGCCCTACCAAAGACCTTATATTCTACGGCAATGACAGTCACTCAAACGACTATAGCTGCCACAGATAGGCTTCTAATTAAGGTTATTTACGCAGGTACAACTACTAACCAAATTACTCTTTATACTCAATCTAGCAATCCAGCTCAAGTGACTACAACTATACCATTAGGAACTCCGTTTGGAGCTTCAACTAATTGTACTTTTAGTACTTCTGTAGATCAGAATGAAATTACTACTTATGCCTCTAATTCTTACAAAGAGTACATAGGTTCTCAAATAAACTGGGATGTAAGTGTAGATGGCTTAATTGCCTTGTCAGGTTACTCCTATTTGTCTTTATTGAGTAAGCTTCAAAACAAGCAGTCAATAGAGGTTAGATTTTCAATAGATAACGATAATGCTGACGGAAGTGGTACTTATGGCTATTCTGTTATTGCAGGAACTTGTAACATAGTTTCTTTAGACATTAATGGCCCAATGGAGAATGCTTCATCTTATTCAGCTAACTTACAAGGAACAGGTGCTTATTCAATAACAGGAACTCAAGTTATAGACGGAGGTTCTACAATATCAACTTCAAGCGTGAATAGTTTTTCTTATACGGCAGCAGGTGGTGAAACAAGTGTAACATTCTCAGGTGCAATAGGATCTACTTGTATATCGGTTACAAGAGGTGGTGTAGAGGTTAGAACGATAGCTACAAGCGGTGTACCAACGGATGAGAATGTTACCTTTAATAGTGCCACAGGAGTTATTACCTTTGCAACTGCAAGGCCACTTGAATCAGATGAGTTTATAAGGGCTATTTTCGCATAATAAATTAACTTAATAT